TGTCTTGACGGCTTCTTTGAGGTCGGCAATCTTCGATTTGATTTCAGAAACTTTAGAAGCATCGGCTTTGTCACCGAGGTCTATACCTCCGAGGACTATACATCCGTCAAGCGCATCGCGAGCCAGTCGGAGACCGGCTCCGCCACCACCATCATCAGCGGCATCGCCGTCGGCATGATGAGCACATGGGTGCCCATCGTCCTCATCTGCGTCGGCATTTACATATCCTATTCCGTCACCGGCGACCTCTACGGTATCGCCCTCGCCGCCGTCGGCATGCTCTCCACCACCGGCATCACCGTCGCCGTCGACGCCTACGGCCCCATCGCCGATAATTCCGGCGGCATCGCCCAGATGAGCGGCCTCGACCCCCACGTCCGTGAGATCACCGATAAGCTCGACGCGGTCGGCAACACCACCGCCGCCATGGGCAAGGGCTTTGCCATCGGCTCCGCCGCGCTCACTGCGCTCGCGCTCTTCGTCTCCTACGCCTCCGAAGTCAAGCTCTCCGCTATCGATCTTCTCCAGCCCGATGTTGTCATTGGTCTGCTCATCGGCGGCATGCTCCCCTTCACCTTCTCCGCCCTCACTATGGACTCTGTCTCCAAGGCTGCCTATAAGATGATCGAAGAGGTCCGCCGCCAGTTCCGTGAGATCCCCGGCATCTTTGACGGCACCGGCAAGCCCGATTACGGCACCTGCGTCGCCATCTCCACCAAGGCCGCGCTGCGCGAGATGATCGTCCCGGGTCTCCTCGCGGTCGTCTGCCCGCTGCTCGTCGGCATTCTGCTCGGTCCCGCCGCGCTCGGCGGTCTGCTCGCAGGTTCCCTCGTCTCCGGTGTCCTGCTCGCCATATACATGTCCAACGCCGGCGGCGCGTGGGATAACGCAAAGAAGTATATTGAGAGCGGCTCGAACGGCGGCAAAGGTTCTGACGCGCATAAGGCCGCCGTCGTCGGCGACACCGTCGGCGACCCGTTCAAGGACACCGCCGGTCCCTCGATCAATATCCTCATCAAGCTCATGACCGTCGTGTCGGTCGTCTTCGCTCCCGTGTTCATCAAGATCGGCGGCCTGCTCTGATACTATTATTTTATTAAAATCTTCAATATATTTTTTCCCCCGCCGAAACTGTACTTGCATTTTGCCCCGCCATACGGCGGGGCAAAAATTTTTATTTTTTCATCTGCTTTGCGAGCTGATCCGCTCCCGTGGCCGAAAGCCCCGAAACTATCCCCACCGCTATCGCGGTGAAGATATCCCCCGCCGGGAACTCCGGCACGGTGTACATCGCCGCCACGCCGAGCAGCGCCCCGGCAGTGCCGCATATCACCGGTATGTACTTGTTGTCCGCGGGGCTTATCTTCACCGCCTCGCCTATGAGGTAAGCGATGACCCCTATCGCCGCAACTCCCGCAACTCCCATGAATTCCATGTTTTTCCTCCCTAATCCTTATATTTTTCCAGCGCCGTCATGCGCCTGTCCATGACGCGTATCTGCTCCTCGACCACCGGAACGCGGCGCGCAAAGTTGTTGTGCTCCCTGACCTCGCGCGTCAGCTCCTCAAGCTTCGTCTCCGTCACGGCCTGCGAGCGGCTGTTGCTGATAAGCACGCCCATCAGCGTCAGCAGCCCCGTCACTACCGCGCCCGCTATCGTCTCCCACATTTTTCCTTTACCCTTTCAGAAGCCTGCTCCATGTCCTCTCTCCGCAGACTCCGTCCGTTTCTTCTCTCTTTACTCTCTGAAAAGCGCGCAGCCCATCCTCCGTCGCCGCGCCGAACTCACCGTCCGCGCCGTACCAGCCCACGCCGAAGCCGCGCCCGCGCAGCAGTATCTGCATCGCCCTCACCGCCTCGCCGGTGCTGCCTCTCTGCAGCACCGGCAGCTCAACGCTGACATGCTCTGCCGCTCGCTCCGTCTCAGGCTCCTCCGCGCCGGTGTACCGCAATACGCAGTCCCACGGATAGTTATAGTACCCGCGCGTGCATATCTCGCGCCCGGTCTGGTCGCCGGTCTGCCCTCCGGTCGTAGTACCGTGCTCGTTGATGCTCGCCTGTACAAGCTGTTCACCGCCTATATATAGGCTGGTGTGGTGGACGTGATTCAAGAGCACATCCCCGCGCTCAAGTCCCGCGCCGGTCGCGAGATCGACGCTGCCGGTCACATCCTCGAAGCCATGCCTCAGCATGTCCCCGCGCATGTTGCCCGTGTAAGTGCAGCTGAGCGGAACTCCGGCTTTCTTAAACGCGGATATCACCAGACTGCTGCAGTCGTAGTCAGGCCCCCAGCGGTTGGCCTGGTCGTAGCCGTGGCTGTCGTCCGCCGCTATCTCCAGTGCGCGGGTCACGGCGTTGTCAATGATTCCCATGATGTTCCTCCTCATGTCACTGTCGTAAATCTTGAGAGCAGCCACCCTGTCGGGTCTACGCTCTCACGTGCGTCTTCCGTCAGTAAGCCGCTGTCGGTCTTATCGTCGTCAGGCATCACTCGTCACCTCCGTCCATCCATATACGCCGGGTTCCCATACATTGTTGTCTATCGTGCTTATCCATATCTTTCCGTTGTGCTTGACCTTGTCGCCCTTGGCGTAGGGGTTAGTGCTGCTCGGCTGCTCCCAATCGGGTATCTCACCCGGCGTGGGTATCAGTACCTTTGCCCAAAGCGACGGTGCATCCGTGGGTGTCCATGTGCTCTGCGATGTGTGAGCTTGCAGACATTTATAAAGTACGCCGCCGTACGTTACTCTGTCGCCTGCGGCATAACTTATGCCATCGCCGCACCACGCAGGAAAAATGATAGGAACAGTCAGCGCCTGTTCATCCGTCAGCATCGCTCCCGCGCCGTTAATAGCCGCGCGGAGCTTCTGCGCATTACTGAGATAGCTCATGTGCTGCCCTCCTCTTCATCTTCATCGGTCACGCCCAATGCTGCGAGAGCGGCGCGCATGTCCTCAACCTCAGCAGAGCTACCACCCTGCTTGATCTCAGCGATACGAGTCAAACACCGTTCTGCTCTCTCTTCAATGGTCATGTCGTTACCTCCAACGCGTTTTCGATGGCGGTCAATGCCGCTTCATACTGTGTATTCTGCGCTGTCACATACGCCGCCTGTGCCATATATGCTTCGCTCAGGTCTTTCCACGGAGCTACAAGCTTGCAATCTGCTCGGACAAATTCGCCGTTTTCAGATACCCACCTGTACCCAACAGGCTTGCACCGATAGCTCCCTATAAACTCAGGGCATTTGCCGTCAAAAAATGATTCTTCGTATTCGAGCAGATCACCAGTGTTTGTAGGATAACACTTGAATCCGTCATTTGTATCGATGTAGATTTTCATGTCACCCCTCCTTATTCAAGCCAAATCTTATCCGTGACGATCGTTTGCAGGTCCATGTGCCCATAGACTCGGATGCCGAAAACAGCAGACGTTACTCCAGTAAGGGGCATCTTGAATACGCCCGTTTCGCCAGTGGTAACTGGAATTTCAAGCCTTGCAATCGTATTATCCTCGGTAAAATCATATTGATCTGCTGCATAAAGCCACGCTTTGTTGCCTGTTTGCTTGCCAGTATTCGTTATGATGTTTGCGCAGAAATACTCGAACTCACCTTTGGTCACTTTCTTCTTGGTATAAAAGTTACCGCCATATGACCAATTGTCACTGCCCTCACCGAAATACGTCCTGTTACCAGTTATGGTCACAGTGCTGTCCCCCACTGTGACATAAGAGGCATAAGAAGCGTTGTTCGTTCCAAAGCCACCCGTTAAGGATGTGTTCTGATCAGAACCTGCTTCCCAGAGTATCGTTTCAAACATCAGCGTCACAGTCTCGACCTGTCCCTCAGCTGTGATGCTCACGGCCTTGCTCTTGCTCTTGCTGCCGCTGACCGCCGTGACCGTCCACGTCCCGGCGGAGGGGATAATAAACATCGCCTTACCGCTCGTGTCCTTGGTCGTCAGCGTTTTGCTACCGTTAGAACATGTGCAAATTGAACCGGCTGGATACGTGACGCCTATGACGGCAAAGACCTTGTTACCGCTGCCGCCCCTGCGCGTTATAAAAGCTTCACCCATTACTTTCTCACCACCTTAATTTGAATGACGATATCAACAGTTGGCTTTTCTGCCGCATAGACCGTGAGTTTATTTTCCGCCGTGACCATTCGATAAATGTTCGCAAATGCTTCAATTTCGGTTTCTGCGGTCTCAAAGGTGCTTGATGCGATCATGTCAACAAAAGGATTATCATCAGCGGTCAGGCCGGTTACAGTGACATCGTTTGTGTATGGTGTCGCGTCGCCCGTCCATCCCGCGGCGGTTATCGTTGCGGTAAAAGTCTGTGACACTGCGCCGTCTGCAATCTTAGGTGCCGTCACAGAGCCGTTTGCAAGGCTATCAGCACCAATGCTCCCCGCGGTTATGCCACCGGTTGCATTGGTGATACCGCGTCCGTTGCCGCCATTGACTATGATCGTTGCAATGGGGATGGTCACCGCCGCCGTCGGCTTTTCTTTAGCCCATATCTCAAGATAACCGTCAAAGGAGAATGACAGCGGTGCAAAATTTCCGCTCACTGCGTCGCCCTGGTTGAATGCCACTATCGGGAAATCGTCTCCCGTCGCGCCGCTGACCGTGATCTGCGCTTTGTAACTGTACCCCGCAAGGGAAGTATCGTCCTGCGTCCACGCTGATACGGCGATCACCTGATTCTCGACGTATTGCGCGGAGATATCCGCTGCGCGGATTTGGCCGTAGTTTACCCATTCATTACGCAGGCCGTCGAATATGTACAGGTTATAGGGTGTAGTCGCGCCTACGCTGTAAGCGTCGCCGACATTCTGCGGTGCGGATGCCTGCAACGCGGCAACTGTATCAAAATGACCTAATATTTTAAGAATGCTGCCAAACGGCACAGCACCGATGTTTTCGCGTGCCTGAGCTTTCTGAGATTCAGACAGACCCTGTTCAGTGTTGAATCTGACTGCGCCTGTCAAGGTGTCGTCTATTTCCTGTGGCAGCTGAGATAGTGCGAAATATGCCACTGTGTTTGTCGCCATGTTTCCACCGCCTTAATAGTAAATTATGAGGCATCCTTTATAACCGGCGGTTCCGGCGCTGCCTTTGCCGCCGTTGCCGGGGATGTTGGATTCTTCGTGTGACCATGTGGAGATTAACACCGTATAAACGTCATTCCACCAGTAATGATTTGACGCTCCGCCACCGCCTCCGCCACCGGAACCGCCGTTGCCGCCAGAGCCATAAAGCTCGACAGTTGGCTGCGTCTCTGTGGCGTCCGCACCCGCGCCACCTGTAGGCCATTCAAAGTCCTCGTTTCCGCCTGTAAGGTCTGTTGCATCGTGGCCATTCGCCCCGGCAGCAGCTCCGCCGCCGCCGTTGCCGCCGAAACGCCATGTCATGTTTTCATGATATACGGTTGAATAGCTACGCGCTCTAACAGCCTGCATCTTTCCGCCCTTTCCGCCCTTGTATGTAGTGCCGTCATATTCAAGGTCACTGCCATTGGTGGCTTTTTGCGGCGAAGCACCCACAGCCGGGTTACAGCCGCCTTTACCGCCGGCTGCGCCATCAACGCCGTCGTTGCCGGGCAGTGCGTAGACCGCCCCGGAAAATACTTCAACGAAACCAGACCTTGAAGCGTTGCCATTTGCCGATGAATACATATCATCAGCAGCGTAAAGTACGGTGTTCCCGTCGATGTTTTTATATCGAATGAACGCGAGGTTTTTGCAGTCGATAGTTACAGAATACACCTTACCGCCTGCGCCGCCTTTGCCGCCTTTGCCGCCAGCGCCACCGGGGCCGCCCTCGC